CAGACCGTGTTACGCATCGGATGCGTAAGACGAAGAATGAACTGATCAAACTGCAGTATGCAGGGTTCTATCGTGATGTGGACTTGGGCGATCCGGTCCGCACGATGGACGAGGTCGAGAAGCAGAAGGCAGAAGATCAGGGCTTCTCAGCATCAGTAGACAATCGGTTCCAGTTGCTTGAGATGCACGTGAACCTTGACCTGCCGGGTTATCCGGATGTGGACGAGGATAACAACGAGACCGGGATCGCACTGCCGTACGTAGTGACGATTGAGAAGGGAACCGGAACGATATTATCAATCCGACGAAACTGGCGAGAAGACGATGAACTCAAGACCAAGCGACAGCACTTTGTTCATTATGGTTACATCCCCGGATTCGGATTCTACTACTTTGGTCTCATCCACCTTATCGGCGGACACTCTAAGGCTGCTACATCTCTTCTTAGGCAACTTATCGACGCAGGAACACTCAGCAACCTTCCGGGCGGTCTCAAGTCGCGCGGGCTTAGAATTAAGGGAGACGATACGCCTATTGCTCCGGGAGAATTCCGCGACGTAGATATTCCGTCAGGCGCGATCCGCGACAACATTCTCCCTCTTCCCTATAAAGAGCCGTCGCAGACTCTTTCTCTTCTCATGGACAAGATCATCGAGGAAGGACGCCGCTTCGCTGCGGTGTCGGACCTGAAGATCTCGGACATGTCTTCGCAAGCTCCGGTTGGTACGACCCTCGCCGTTTTGGAGCGAGTTCTCAAGGTCATGACCGCCGTGCAAGCGCGTGTGTACTACGCCATGAAGCAGGAGTTCAAACTTCTGGCTTCGATCATTCGAGACAACACGCCAGAGGAATATAGCTACGAGCCGGAAGTTGGTGATCGCAAGGCTAAGAAAGCCGACTACGATGATGTTGATGTCATCCCGGTCAGTGATCCGAACGCGGCAACGATGTCGCAGAAGGTGGTGCAGTACCAAGCCGTGCTTCAGCTTTCACAAACCGCTCCGCAACTCTACGACCTGCCCTACTTGCATCGACAGATGATCGAGACGTTGGGCGTGAGAAATGCGGATCGCATCGTACCGTTGCCGCAAGATGCCAAGCCACGCGACCCCATCACCGAGAACATGGATGTGATGACGGGCAAGCCGGTCAAGGCGTTCATGTACCAAGATCACGAGGCCCACATCGCTGTGCACATGGCGTTGGGTCAAGATCCGAAGATGGCGCAGATCATTGGGCAAAACCCGATGGCTCGGCAGATCACCTCTGCTTTGCAGGCGCACATCATGGAGCACGTGGCGTTCCAGTATCGCCGCGAGATCGAGAAGCAGCTTGGCGCAGCCTTGCCCCCGCTTCCGCAAGACGACCGCGAAGAATACGACCTGCCGCCTGAGTTCGAGGCGCAGTTGTCGCAGTTGTCAGCCGCCGCCGCCGCTCGCGTTCTTCAGAAGGACAAGGCAGAGATGCAGATGCAGCAGGCTGCTCAGCAACAACAAGATCCACTCGTTCAGATGCAGATGATGGACTTGCAGATCAAGCAGCTTCAGGCGCAAACCAAGGCGCAGCAGTTGCAAATGGACGCACAGATCCAACAGGCCGAGATCCAGCGCAAGCAGCAGAAAGACGTTATGGACGCTGCGGCCAAAGCCGACGAGTTGGAGCTTCGCAAGGCAGAGATCTCTGGGCGTCAGCAGCTTGAGGCAGCGCGTCTCGGCGTGGACATCCAGAAGGACAAAGCCGCTCTGTCTGCCAAACAGCAGATGGAGGGAGTACGCCTAGGTCTTGAGATCGGTAAGGCGCAAGATGCTTCGGAGATTCAACGGATGACTGCACAACAGCGTCCGCAACCACCTAGAAAGGAGGAATAAATGGGTTATTCAAACGCTCTGGAATACCTCGACACGAGGCTTCAAGAAGAGCGCATGTTGATCGTTGAAACCTTGGTTCAGGGCAAATTGGACGAGGGTGAATACAAACGACTTTGCGGGGCGTTACAGGGTCTCGACCTCGCTAAGAACCATATCAAAGACCTTGCACAACGCTTGGAGCGCGATGATGAGTAGTATCGACATTGAGAAAACACAACAGGAGGCGACAAAAGCCAAACTGTTGCCGGACCCCAAGGGCTACCGAATCTTGTGTGCTGTACCGCACGTGGAGGAGGAGTTTGAAGGTGGCTTGATCAAGGCAGAGGACACCAAACGAGTTGAGGAGCAGACCACCGTGGTTCTGTTTGTCATCAAGATGGGTGACCTTTGCTACAAGGACAAGGACCGGTTTCCTAACGGCCCGTGGTGTAAGGAAGGCGATTTTGTCCTGACCCGTCCTTATTCAGGCACCCGCGTGGTTATCCACGGTCGGGAGTTCCGCATTATTAACGACGATACGGTGGAAGCGGTGGTTGAAGACCCCCGTGGAATCCGCAGAGCATGAGGTAAAACATTATGGCTAACGAAGAGTACAAATTTCCTGACGAAATCGAGCAGGAAAAGGCGCAGGCTGCGCCGCAGCAGGAAGAAGAATTAAAGGTAGAAATTGAAGACGATACCCCCGAAGAAGACCGGGGTCGTAAACCTCTGCCCAAAGAGGTAGTAGACGAACTAGATAAGGATGACCTTGAGGAGTATTCCGAAAAGGTTAAAAAACGCCTTGGACAGATGAAAAAAGTCTGGCACGACGAGCGCCGTGCCAAAGAAGCTGCCCAACGGGAAAAAGAAGAGGCTATCCGTTTTGCTGCTATTCGAGAACAAGAGATTAGGCAGCTTAAACAGCGTCTTGGTAATGGCGAAAAAGCCTATTTTCAGGAAGTTTCTAAGTCGGCTAATAATGATTTGGCGACGGCTAAAGAACGCCTAAAGCAGGCATATGAAGCCGGGGACGCTGAAAAAATTACTGATGCACAGGAAGCTCTGACGGAAGCCAAGCTGCGTATTAAGCAGTACGAGAATTTCCAGCCCTCTTTACAAGAAGAGAATTCAGGAGTACAAGCAAATCAACAGTACCAAGTGCCCCCGGCACCTCAACCCGTTTTGGACCCAAAAGCCGAAGCGTGGAAAGAGAAAAATACGTGGTTTGGCACAGACGAGGAGATGACCGCCCTCGCTTTGGGACTGCATGAAAAATTGGTCCGGTCTGGAGTCGATCCGCGTAGCGACGATTATTACGACCGAGTTAACGCGACGATGAGGAAGCGTTTTCCGGACTACTTCAACGAAGAAGTAGAGGAAAGGCAGACTCAAACGAGGGAGGCTGAAAAGCCCGCTCGCACAAAACCAGCCAATGTAGTGGCTCCGGTCACGCGGGGAACCGCGCCGCGTCAGGTCCGCCTGACACCGACTCAAGTTGCGATTGCCAAGAAATTGGGTCTAAGCAACGAACAGTACGCACGTGAATTAATGAAACTGGAGATTAACTAAAATGGCTGAGAATAGATTCGCACGTGAACTCGAAAATCGGGAATCCGCGCAACGCAAGATGACTTGGACACCTCCTCAGACGCTTCCTCCTCTTCCGGAGGAGCCGGGTTGGGTGTTTCGTTATATCCGGACCAGTATCATGGGAACCGCTGACCCATCGAACGTATCCGCAAAATTTCGGGAAGGTTGGGAGCCTGTAAAGGCTGAAGATTATCCCGAGCTTAAAATCCAAGCTGATCCCAATTCCCGATTTAAAGGGAATATTGAGATTGGCGGGTTGTTAGTCTGCAAGGCTCCGAAAGAGATCATGGACCAGCGAACTACTTATTATGATCGTCAGGCCCAAGCTCAGTTGCAGTCGGTAGACAACAACTTTATGAGGCTGAACGATGAGCGTATGCCTCTCTTCAGTGAGAAGAAGACGACGGTCTCGTTTGGCAAGGGTAAATAAATTCTTTTTTGGAGTAATCAATGGCATATCCTACTGTTGACAAGCCGTATGGCTTGAAGCCGATCAATCTGATCGGTGGGCAGGTGTTTGCCGGAGCGACTCGCCAGCGCCGTATTGCGTCCAGTGCCGCGAGCATTGGCTACGGTGACCCGGTTCAGTTGACCTCCAGCGGCACCATCTCTGTCTCCACCTCCACGACGACGCCTCCGACCGCTGGCTTTGCCGGTGTGTTCTTGGGCTGTTCGTTTGTGTCCAACGTGACGGGTCAGCCGACCTATTCACAGTCTTGGATTTCGGGCACTTCGGTGAAGTCTGGCACGTTCGTTACGGCGTACGTGGCTGATGATCCGAACACCCTGTTCAAGGCTGTGGGCGTCTCGGCGTCCCTCAACGTCTCCACGACGAGCGGGTTCACGTACGAGGATATCGGTGCGAACGTCGCGCTGGTTGACGAGGCGTTGAACACTGTTACGAACGACTCGCAGCGGGGTCTCCTGCTGTCGTCGGTTGCGACCACCCGGTCTCTGCCGATGCGTATCGTTGACGTTGTTGAAGATACGGCGTTTGTTTCGGGCGGCACCACCTATTACCCCGAGGTAATTGTGAAGTTCAACTCTCCCTACATTACTGGGGAGTCGTTGATCGTCGGTGGTCACGCTTATAACTGCCCGGTCGGCGTTTAA